TATGATTTTTTTAATCAAGACAATGAAGTTATTGAGAAATTAATAGAAACCAAAAAATGGTATGAAATGAGAAAAGGAAAATTATATGACCATTTTTCTGATATGTTTATTTTAAAATATATTTTGGATACTAGCTTACATGTAACTAAAGCAAATATAGATTCAGATAATATTTACGACAAACCGCTCATTCACTATACTGATTTTCATTTAAATGGTAACTATAACAGAATAAAAGATAATATAGTAATGAAAGATAAAATGCCATATTACAATGATATAAAAATATTCAATCTTCACTTTTGCGGAGATTCCAAAAAAGACACTTCTCTTTTCATATAGACAGCTGACCATTTTTTCAACGATGTAAAACAGTTTTGTTTTTCACCGTTTTGTAACACTCATGAATATAATTCAAAGTCAACATTTTCTGTAATAAAAACTCGTCCTCTTTAACTTCATCATTGCCTATTTTTTGATGAATTAATAATGTGTTTGGTTTTTTCATTAAACATTCTTCCACAGTAATCTCGGTATCTGCTTTCGTACTTATGTTTATTATTTCTTGTGAATCAATGAATAAAAATCGTTTGTTTATTTTATCTATACAATTATGAATTGCAATATCATAATTAATAATATGTGTGCTTCTAGTTTCTACAGTGTCTGCAATATATTGAAATGTAGTCTCAATAAAAGTTAAGAATTCTGGAACGCGATTATATAAACCTACTCCATTCATATGATCTTTGTATCTCTTATCTAAATTTACATTGCCATAGTACTTTGAACCATAAATCCAGAAGTCTAATGAATAAATTGATTTATTCATCATATCTATCGCGCCATTTTTAATGAATACACAGTCAGTCTCTATGATAAAAACAATGGGATGTTTCATTGTCTTATATTGAACTGTATATAAAAAATGCAAATTGGGACCAGAAGACGTACCATATTTTGGTATTACGTCTAATAATTCGTGCGTATAAATATTTAATTCGTCCGGAATCTCGTTATTTACGATTTCTATTTCTGAAAAATGTTCAAAATAACCTAAGAAATCAAGCGTTAATAATATCTTTTTTTCATACATTTCATTTATCTTTTTATCAAAAAAGATAACAAAAGGTATTTTTTCTTTGCATAGGTTGTATTTTATTAATTTTTTAAGAAATAGAAATAAACGACCATTTTCGTATTCAAAAGTTGTTGTTATTAAGTATATGGCATTTATTTCATTCATTATTTAGTTGCTAAATATTACTATATATTCATATAATATATGAAACAAAGAATTACAATTGTTAGTCAGTATTATAGAGAAACAAATTACAACAATGATTATGAAATAGAACGCCAAAAAGAAATAGACTACTGTTTAGTTAAAAATGTGGAAAATACATGGATAGATGAAGTACATCTGTTGACAGAAGAACAATACACTTTTGATTTTATTCCATCTGACAAATTACGAAAAATAAAACAGGTAGTTGTCGGTAAACGATTGACCTATAAAAACGCGTTTGATTACTATAATGAATTTTTGCCGAATCAAATATGTATTTTAATGAACGCGGATATTTACTTGGACCCCAGTGTAGAAATAGTGAACTATATTGATTTCAAAAACCTTATTTTAGCTCTAAACCGTTATGAGACAAACACCTGTTTATTAAATGGCACAACAGTCAATGAACGAGAACAATCGTCTTGTCCTTTTTTAGAACCATATCAGCCGTCAATATGGTCACAAGACGCATGGATTTGGAAAACAGATAAACTGATTTTACCTGATTGTGATTTTCAGTTAGGCACTCCAGGTTGTGATAATCATATTGCATACTTGTTTCATGTCAATAATTTCATAGTAATAAATCCGTCTTATCTCATTTGTATAAATCATCACGATAACCTCAGTATAGTAATAAATGAATACGGAACGTCTAAAGGTAACATTTCTAAGAAAAAGGAAAAACGCATCAAATCTGAAAATGAGTACTTGTTTTTGGAAAACATATCAGATGTCCCTGATAAATACACCACGTCTACATGCGAGAACATTGATAATTTTCCCGCAATAAAAACTAGCAAGTTTGATAAATATATAAGCGAAGTCGTTCTCAACAATAGCCAATATGTGGTGTCGTCATGTTACGATTTTTACATGATTCCAAGCTATTGCAGTTTTAATTCTCCGAATTATTGGCGACCGTCATTGCATGACAAAAATCCGTATGTGCAGTTGAATTTTGAAAATATACGCGAAATAGTAGTTCTTGATATAAAGGGGAAATCGGTAGACCGAAACGACAATGTGTTTGCGTACGTAATTCATTTCAAAATATCGTATATGGACACAAATGAAGAATGGATAAATATAGACAAAATATTTGATTGCTTGCATATCAAAAATGGAAATCATATTAGAAGAGTATATCTTGAGAACCCAATCGTTTGTGTAAAAATGCGAATTCATCCTATTAACTTCTATGGAATGAACACGTTGAGAATAAAGGCACATGCGATAACTTACAATAAATATGATGTATTCAATTATGTATCCAATGTAACCAATTTGACAAAAAATTACAAAAGCAGTTTTATCAATTATAAGTCACTATTACAAGATGGTATTTGTGACGTAGATACCCAAATACATGAATACAATAGAAATATAATTGGCGAGTCCATTTTGGAAGGTGTATGTTTGGTTACCTATGTCATGAATCGCAAACAAAATATAGAGCATAATATTGACACTTGGATAAATCAACATGTTAATCAAATTATTATTGTGGATTGGTCATCCGACGAAGAATTTTACGAGTTACTTGCAAATAAGAAAGACAATCGCATTTTATATGTCCGTGTAAATAACGAAAAATCATTTTGTAGAACATATAGTGAGAACCTAGCGATTTCTTTATGCAAATATAACAAGATTTGCAAAATAGATTCAGATATTATTTTGTATGAAAGATTTTTTGAGAACCATCCATTGAAACATGGCGAATTTTATGTAGGTGAATGGTTATGTGGTCGTAATGACAATGAAAAAAGTACACATGGAAATGTATATTTGTTTTTGGAAGACTTTTTTAGAATAAATGGTTACAATGAATACATAAAAGGTTATGGTTGGGATGACAGCGACCTTACAATTCGTTTGTTACTATGTGGATTGGAAAAGAAGTTGTTCAATATGGATCTCTTTTATCATGTTCCTCATAATAATTTTTTGAGAACATGTAATTTGACCGTGAAAAAACACCCAGAAGTATTAACGCGAATCCATAAATATTGTTTACAGGAGATGAATTTTTGGAACCGAACAAATAAACGAGCGACGTATTCTATTTCGCGTAAATGCGAGAACTATATTAGTTGTGAACGAGTTGTTGATGATAAGTTGAATGTATTTGATAGTAAAATCTATGATTCTGCGTATAAAAAGGCGACATTAGAAGTATTCCAATGGTATTGGAACCCGAACAATAAAGAACATAAAAGCGCAGTTGAGACATTGGATTACCAATTTATGGAGACGTTTTTGGCGAAGAGGATATAAACTTTATATTTTAACGTATAAAGTTTATTACAACAGTTTGTCTTTTGTGCCAAGAGTTTTGAAATAAGATTGATTGTATAGTATATTTTTATCCAAGGCTTTTGCTAATGTTTTATCGCTGTTGTTTTTAAAAACTAAAACCAATAAATTTATATTGAAATGTATAAATTTATTTAATTATTGAGTAACCAACACAAAATAAGACCATAAATAGTCCGTTTAATTGGAGTAGGCAACTCCGGCCATGCCTGACATCACACGGAGAACGTTGTAGTTAACAGCGTACACTCTGACCTTGGCGGTGGCGGTTCCTGCAACAGCACCAGATGAAAGAACAAGCTGAAGAACAGCGTTGTCAATTCTGGAGAAGTTGCACGACCCTGAGGGCTGATGTTCCTCGGGGCGAAGAGCAAAGGAGTACACATTGATACCACAGTCAGGGGCACGGGTGTGGTGCTGGAAAGGCTGGACAACGTCAAAGTAGGATCCCTCACGCTCGGAGAAACGATCCTGTCCGTTGAGCTGCAACTTGGCAGTGACAACAGGGTTCTCACCCCAGCAATGCATGTCAAGGGCGGTCTCTCCAAGAACGAAGGTTCCTGCATCAGAGACACCAGAGGCAAGCTGCTCACCGTCCTGGAAAGGGGAAAAACCAGTGTAGTCACCAGCGGTACCAGAAACTCTGACGTCAGTAGCACCGGCAAGCTGGAAAAGACCAGATGCGTTGATAACCTCTGAGGTCTGAGCAGGTCCACCGAAAGCGTGGATGGCGTTAGGAAGAGCATCAATGGCATCAGTGTAGTTGAATGGCTGGGCACCAAGGGTTCTGAAGAGGGTTGAGGTGGCATCAAGGGATGCGCAGTAATCAACGTTGGCATCAGGCTGAACAACCCAGATGAGCTCCTTGCAAGGGTGGTTGAAGTTCAACTTGATCTTGTTGGATGATGATCCGACAGACTCGTCACCAGTGAATTGGAGCTGCTCAATGAGGTACTCGTGGGGGTTCTGTGCCATCTTGCGTCTCTCGTCGGTGTCAAGGAAGATATAGTCAACATAGAGGGATGCGGCAACAAGGGACTGCTGGTAGGCAGCAGAGACGGACTGAGTTCCAGTAAGGCTGGAGTCAAGACCGTTGACTGCCCACAAGCACTCACCAATAGGACGGAAGTCAATGTTGATCTTGACCTCGTGGTATTGAAGGGCGATCAAAGGAAGAGCAAGTCCAGGGTTTCTGCAGAACCAGAATTGAAGAGGAACGTAAAGGGTGGTCTCAGGAAGAGCGTTTCTAGGAGCGCAAACCTGGGAAGGTCCACCTGCGGAAGCGCAAGGTCCGGAGACAGCGGCGAAGGCAGGATCGGTGATGTAGGTAAGCTGAGTGGTGTTACCAATCATCTTGAAGTATCCCTTCTGTTGCTCAGATGAAAGGGTAAGCTGGTTCCAGATGTGCATCCAGTCACCATATTGACGGTCAATTCTCTGACCACCAATCTCAACCTCAACTTGGGCGATGATCTGCTCACCAATGAAGTCCAACCAACGAGCGTAAACGTCACCGGATGAGGATTTCATTGACTGGTTGATCTCAGGAAGAGTCAACTGCAAGTAGGTTCTGTAGCAAAGATCACCATTTCTGGAGATGGTGCAGGTAACACGGCGGCCGAAATCGGCTTGGCCAGAGAAGGTTTGCTCAATGGACTCCATGGCAAAGTTGGTATGTCTGCGGTATGAGACTTTCCAGAAGGTGATTTCCGGGGTTCCGGTTAAAAAGACGTCTTGTGCGCCGTAGGCGACTAACTGCATGAGTGCTCCTCCCATGATGCTCTATTTAGTATACACTCTACAAAGAAAATAATTTCTGAGGAAATTGCTAAATATAAAATAATGCATTGAAATAGAACCATTTACCTACAATAAGTTAAAATTATTTTTCATTGAAATATTCTTCTGTCTTAAATCGTAG